GATTCTTTAACACGTCCGTTAATGCTCGTTGTTTTCGAGTTGCACGTGGTTCCATGTATGCCAGTGCTTCATCTATTATGGTGTGCAACAGTTCTCGAGGCAACGACAACGGACTTAGTATTTCGTCGTTGGAGAATGTGAACATCACTTTGGTTAGTATTTCAGCATCTAATTCCTGACTCAGATCAAACATATTTTTAAGCTCTAACAGTCCTGGCAAGGTGAGTGTGTAATCCAATCTCATTTCCCTGGCGGTCTTGGCCACGGCCAGACCTTCTTTAAAATTATTCATCCAATCTGCATAGTTCAATCCGTCTCTGATGTATTCTCCCACTTCTGCTGTGCCATCCAAAGAAGCACACACCTGCCAGTCTTGAAACTGTGGCAGAAGATCAAACAGTTTGATGCCTTTGAACGACGTCCTGCTTAGATTGGTATTGTATCGCACACACACATCTTTAGCGAATCCTAGTTCTATTATTCTCTGCATGGCCTGCCAGTGTATATCCCACATCAGGGGTTCTCCCCCGCACCAATATATCTCTTTTATGGTCTTAGATTCTATGGCACTTAAGAACTCTTCCACAACCTGTGTGTCTTGGAACTGTTTGATCTGCTCTCTCAGCGGTGATGCCATCCACGGCTGATTGTCCTTGTTCCAGGTGCCCTGCTTTCGTGATTCTGCTTCCCAACTGCTGGACAACATATCTCCGCACATCCTACATTTAAAATTACATAGATTGTTAAAACGATAATCAAAACTTATTGTGGGCATTGTGGTGGCGCCCGTGTCATCTGTGCTGTCGTACGCTTCGTCGATCTTATCAGCAAACAGTTGATTCCAGTAGGATCTGTAAACATCAGTGTTCAATAATTTGTGTGTGCATACTTCACATTCAGACAATTCTTCTCCGGCCATCATACGCAGTCGTACAGATCGCATATGTTCTGAATTCCAGTGCTCTTTGAGTGTGAGAGGGTTGTATTTGTTTGCATCATTGCCTGCGTCTATGTACTGGCGGAAACTCTGTGCTGGTTCCCTGGATGCACAACACAGTCGTCTTTCTGTCTGTGGTGACAGGTAGGTGTGTGTCCATGGTGCCATACAGAACGTCTCGTTGCCCTCACTTGGCTTAATCTTTTTCATACAATTCTGCTAATTCTGGAAATACAGTTAATATGTTTTCATCTCTGATAGCATCTATACGCTTCATGCTGTCTTTGAACTGCTGTAGGTCCTTGGAGTTGTCTCTCCTCATCATGTAATCTAGTCCTGATTCAAATCCCTTGGTTGCACGAGTTAGATTATCCTGTGGACGTAACCATTCTAGATGTTTTTCGTATTTTTCTTTTATTCGTTGTTTAAATGCGTCGGGCAATAGATCTATCCTCTGTGCATACGGAAATTGTAATAGATTAAAATTAAAATCCTGGGGTTTTAACAGTCCTTGATCTACCCAATTGCGATGGAAGTCTGGAATGTGCAGAGCATTGATAAGTCCCACTGTGCTGGATATGTAGAAGTCCACTTTAGGACAGACTTCCAGCATACGTCGTCTGTTTGCTACCACATCCGACCACACAGTGCCTTTACGCATGAACTCTCCTCTAGTTCCTTCAGCATCCAGACTGGCTCCTATGGACACAGAATCAAATTTGTTCCATAGTTCCAACACATCCATATCTTTGAATTTTAACTTTGTAAAGTTTGTGTTGTAGATCAATCTCACGTGATACATTTTACGTCTATCTAGTTCTTTTAGAATCCTATAATGCTCTTCCATGATAAGTGGTTCTCCACCTGCAAAATAAAACTGCTCCACGTGATCAAACTGTTCCAACATCTGCTCCCATATATCATCAGAGCTTCTGCCTACTCGCATGATCTTTGCATGTTCAGGTGGTTTGCCTGTTAGTTTTTTATGATCTTCATACCAATTAGACGAGAACCATGTGCCACAACTCCTACAAGCAAGATTGCATAGGTTACTGAATCTTATATCCCAATACTTGATAACAAATTCCGCACTACCATCTGCTTGTGTGTTTTCTGTCATGCCGATGTTGTGTCCAAAATGTTTGTTTGAACTCAAACGCAATGAGAAGAATCCTGACTTCTCTTGATCGTAACATTTAGTACACTGCTTACTTGGTTTGTTTGCCAACATGTTTGTTCGCATCTGTCGCATATCTGGCCCATTAAACACAGTTTCCATAGAGTCTTTGTTTAAATCCCCTACAGGGTATCGGTCCAGGGCAAAACAGCAAGGATATGCACGACCGTCTGGAAAGGCATGCAGATGTAGCCATGGCATCATACAGAAAGTATCTGACTCCAGCAGGAGTTCCTTCTCAGTAGGAGTCATGTCTTTTATCTTTAATTTTTCAGGCTCTTTAGCCCCGTATTCATAAGCCATTGTACCATGCTCCTATCTTTGGGAAAGTCTTGGCAAAATCCTTGCCTCGTCTCTCGTCGTATTGTTTATAGAAATTTTTAAAGTCTGACCTCAGTTTTGGTAAATCAAATGCTTCAGAATGCGGTGTTTTTACTGTGTCTAGATAGTCTATTAATCGTTGGGTGTGTGCCACTTCCATGGGTTCTAAATTCCCTATCTGTCGAGTTAACCATGCATCTAGATTGTTTTTAAACTCTGTTCTCAAGTGGTCTGGCAGTACCAGCGGTGATTGGAATGATGGGAACCTTAAAATGTTTAGGGTGAAATTAACATCCACTCCGTAGACTCGCTTGGCATCAATCTTGTTTTGTACGATCTTGTCCAGGAACTCTGGCAATGATTCCAGGCACAGTGCATTCACCGTACACATGTTGTGCATACCTGCAGGTCGTAATTGATTGATCACATTGGCAAAATTCATGTACCATTCAGAGAAATTCATTCCGTCTCTGATGTAATCCGATTGAGCAAATGTGGCTTCGTTGGAAGTGTATATGTGTAGGTTGGGCACATTTTTACATTTCTCGATAAACTTGAGAAACAGATCCCCTTTGGGTACAAGGTTAGAATTTATAGCAAATCTCATCTTAGGATTTACTCGGTGTTTCTCAGTTTCAAACCAATCTAGCAGTCTCCATAGGTGTGGGCTCATCATGGGCTCTCCGCCTGTGATTCTCAATTCTTCCAGTGTGCGATGTAGATCAGATTCCCACCATTTGAAAAATGCTTCCACATAGGGATTGGTCTCGTCCAACTTGTATGGCTGTGCAGATTCGTGTGAGTGTGTGAAATGATTTCTACCATCTGATACCAATTCAGTGTACGATCCTTTTTGTTTGATGTCTTTGGCCCAGGTGGTTGAGAATGCTGGATTACAATATGAACAAGCAAAGTTACAGGTCCTGTCAAAGGCAATCTCCAAAGTCTTAAGGTCAACGTCCTCTGTTATGGGCGTTTGGCTTGCTACCTCGAGGTCCACATCTGAATAAATTTTACTTTTATAAACTCTGTCACTCACAGCATCTTTGCCCATGTCCTCGATCTTCCAACAGTATTCACACCCCGCGGGTCTTTCTCCTGCAATCATTTTAGCACGATCCTGTTTTTTCTGAGGAGTGTTGTGCAGTTCTTTTGGGTTCTGCGTTACTTTAGCAAGATCAACTCGGTGTGCTGGAGGATGGTGACAGCTTGTGGTCATGCCTGATCCCAGCCATATTGTGGCATTGTACCATTTGGCTCCACAAAACGATGGAGAAATAGAATCTAGTATCTGTTTTTTATAGTCTATGTCTTTCATTGTGTGTTCCTACACTCCTCCCAGAATTCTCTCATCTCCGGAAATGTTTTTAACAAACTAGTGCCACGTCTACGATCGTGTTCCGTAAAAAATGTGTAAAAATTCTTTTTTTGTTCTGTAGTGTTTGCGTAATTTTTTTGCCAGTACGCTAAATTGCGTTGCATTTTTTGAATCTCAAAGTCTTTGAACAGTGTATAATCCGTTTGATCTTCTCCTGAATTTGCCTGCATCCACTCTATGTTCTCTTGATGTATCAGCTGGTACGACTCGGGTAGCAGTGTGATCTGTTGCCAAGCAGGCTGACGCAGTAGGGGGATATCGAACCATACTCGCTGATAGGTGGTGGAATGTTTTCTCCTCAACTGCTGTATGTCCTCCAACAGTGCCCTCAACGAAGTGACAGATAGATTGTTGTAGGTTATTATGAAAGTGACGGAATTACGCACAGGGATCATGGTTAAAAAATCATCCACATTGGCCATCATTTTTTTATAATCTAACCCGTGTCGCATGTACTCTGCCTGTCGGCCCCATCCGTCCACTGAAACAAACTGCATGAAATGTTCCACTTTCTTTTCGTGACATATACGACTCACAGCATTGAAGTATTTGGATTTCAGTTTGGGGTCTGGTGGGCACATGTTAGATGTCACATTCAGGTGTAGATCTGGTTTGGGGTGATCTATGACATAATCAAACACTCGATACGTGTTCCGGTCCATCATGGGTTCTCCACCGGTCATACGGAAATGTTTCAATCCTTTGTACAGCTCCGGCCACCAACGCCAGAATGCATCCACATAAGCATTGGGATCTTTGTTGGGTATGGGTTTTCGACGACCCGCAAAGTGCTCAGGTGCATTATGCTGTGGAGAGGTGGGATATGCTCCGTATCGGTCGATCTCTTTGCCCCACGTGGTGGAAAACTGTGGGGAACAGTAGGAACAAGCAAAGTTACAAGCATTGTTGAAATTCACTTCCACATAACGAGGAGTGTGTGTGGCATCAAAGGGATCTAATTTTATCTTCTCTAGATCTTCCATGGCCCAGGGCTCACCAGAACGATAGTGACGATCTGACATCTCACCTGTGTCTTCCATTTTCCAACAGTAGGAACACCCTGCAGGTCGTTCGCCCGCAATCATCAGTTTTCTTTGTTTTAGTTTTTCCGCTGTGTTATGCAGTGCGGCTGGATTGGCGGCCAGCGAGTCAGCATCTATCTCGTGGAGAGGTGGATGATAACAAGAATTTGTAAGTCCTGTGGGCAGATGCAGTGATACCTGATTCCATTTGGCCAGACACATGGTGGGAGATATTTTCTCTAACTCCTGTTTGGCTCGTTCTGCGTCTGCTTTGTAGTTACTACTCACGGTCTTGTACTCCTGTGTTCTTGTAGGATGGTTGGCAGAACTTGAAGAAACAACTGGCATCGGCATCGTAATCTGCAAGGGGTAATCCCAATCGTTGTCGCAGTGAGTTGCCGTACATTTTGATCAGTTCCTCGGTGTCTTTCTCTATAAAAAAGCTCATGCAATAATCTAAATCTCTAGTGCGTTCAATGTTGAATCCTGTGTTGTTGGCATCGCCGAGAGTGACATTGTAACAGCCCATCCTTGCACCCAACATGGCATACTTGCCGTTTTCCACATCTGCTCCCACACTCTGCCATGTGGCAAGTGTCTGTAAATTTTGTCGGTGTATCCGACTCATGAAATCTGCTGGCTGTATGCGTTCTCCCTGATCCAGACTCATTTTGACACCTTCCCTGAATCCTGCCAGGAATGCCTGTTCTGGAGATGCATGGATCACGGTCTCTGAGTAGACATTGTGTAGGTTCTCGTGTGGCACCGTCCAACAGAAATCTATCTTGGCCCGCTCGTCCACTGCGTTCTCATGGGTTCGCATTGTGAGGCAGGTTTCTCTGGGCCATCCTACCACGCCGCCGTTGCCATATATCAATCCGTTGATGGAATTCCTGGCTCTCCAACGATGCACTGCTTTCCTGTCAGTTTTAGACCAGTCCATTGTCTGTAGTAAAAACTTGGGATCAATCACGTTGTCACCGTCCACGGATATAAAGAATTCTGTTTCCGCAATCTCTGCCGCGGCTTTGTGTGCTGAATCAAATCCCACCACACCGTCCACTCGTTTGGCCCATGGCACGATGTTTAATAGATCAGCATAATTGTATTCCTTGTTGGGTTCACGGAATGATATGAACACGAAATCTAGATCTGATATCCTTACTTTTTCTGCCATGAATACATCCTTTCTCCTTTGTCTATAAACGTTTCTGGCCAATATGGATTGCTTTGTAACAATTTATACCCTTTTTCGTCTGTGGGCAATAATTCGTCTTCCAATGTTTTTAATTTTACAACAGGTCTAGGCAATATCTTTAAACCATTCCATATATAATTCTCTAAACCGCCGTCACGTAATTTAGCATAAGTTTCTGAATTTATTTCTATTACTTTTTCTAATTCTTTGTGTCCTATATGGGTTATTTTTTCCCTTTCCACTTTCATAAAATATTTTAGTCTAGGTCTAGAGTTGAATTGTGAAAGGGCTTTAAAAAATTCGGTCATTTAAATCCTCCCTGATAGACTTTTCATAGTAGTGCCATAATCTGTTAGGTCTGTAACCGCCAATATAGTAGTCATCACCAATTTGATAAGGACTCACGTAATTATAGAGAGTTTTATCCTGATGTATATTTTTTTGTATGCCAATCTTGCCGTGTATAAAATTAAACCATTCGTATCTTACAGAATACTGTTGTGTTGGATCCTGTATCTTGCTGGCCAATCCGTACACCACATCGGTTGTGGGATTGTCGTCATGACAGTTGAGTAATATATTTTGTTTTACAAACTCCCAATGTTTGATTATTAGCTCGCATAATGTGTAGAACTCAAATGCTCGTTGACTGCGTCTAAAATAGTGTAATCCGTTGTACACATCAGGCAGTAGATTCTGTCTGTTAATGTTCCTGTATGGAGAATACTCAACAATGTTGTCTTGATAGTCTCTGCAATGATGTGAAAAGATCAAATCGTGTTGTTGTAGATGATTCCACCACCAATCTATATTTTCAGGAACGATAACATCTGCTTCCAATTTAATTGTGTGCGTGAATGGTGATAGATTAAAAACTTTATATTCGTTGTTCAATTTCCACTCAATATCGTTGCTGTCATCGGTCTCCATCACAATCACGTGATCAAATACATCTGCCAGTACCGGTGTTTGCTTGTCTGTTATTACTGCCACTTGATTTATACTGCATTTACTTTTGATGTTCTTACATAGTTCAATACTCAGTTGCATATAATCCACTGTGGAGTTGTTCTGTGCTATCCATAGAAATCCTCTAGTCATTCCAATACTCCTTGTCAAAAACGTGTACATCTTGATTCTCTATAGTTGCTTGATATGTTTTCCAATTATAAGTTAATGCATTATCAGTTATATCTAATATGTTAGCATCAGCACCCATCATAAACATAGGCTCTGGCAGACAATATTCTGTTGAGTTGAAACCGTACATCTGATGTAGTGCTATAGCAAATGCATAATCATTCCTGTAATTTTTGTGTTTGATTCTGTACAAATTTCTATAGTGATGATAATAGTTTCTCACGTGTTTTATCATGTCAAACACCGATGACACCCGGTTGTTTTTTTTAAATATAACCACTGTGGCCCACACTAACGGAATCAAACTATCGCGAGGATCCCAAAGATTACGTTGGTGAGTGATGTCGTACACTCGATCGTGTACTAGAATATCATCCACCGCGTTGCTCAGTTCTAACAACCGATCTGACATAACAAAATAATCACAATCCATCAGTATGGTTGTGTCGTAGGGACTGTGCTCATAAACATTGGCTCTCTCATAGTTGTACCATGGTACCATCTTATCCTGGTAGCGTCTTTGATTGCCTGTGGTGGGCGAAACCTTTATGTTATTGACTCCGTCAAAACCTCCATCTCCCACCACAGTTATAGGCAGTCCCAAATGAGTATTAATGTGATGTATGCATCTTTTGGTGATAGTGGAATATCGGTGTTGATCTGTATTGAAACTGTAGAGCAGAACCCCTGTGGTCATTTTTTTGCTCGTGTTTTAAATTGTGAATAGATCTGGTGATATCGATTAACAGTTTCTTGATTGCGTTCAATTAGTTTTTCTAAAAATTCTGCAGGATGTGTGATCGCACAAGGATTGTTGTTTGTGTCCATCACGTAGACAGTGCCGTTGACTCGTTGGCTCAGCACAGCGACCAGATTAATGGTTTCGGCATTGGCTCGAAATAGGTGATGATTATAGACTAGTATCTGTCGGCTCTTTATTTTTTCCAGAGCATTTTGCTTGTCAACCGCGATCGAGTGAGCTAGATCAGATTTTTCTTTGAGTGTGTTGATATCCATAAAGATATTGTACACTTAATTATCTGTAAAATCAACGATGAAAATATTTTACCAAAACTATAATGGTTGGATTATAAACTAGAGGCAGAACCGTCATCGTTTCTGGTGCTGGAAACTTTGGCCACAGTGATAGTGTTCATGCCATTGGTAACATCCAATCCACCGGAGTTGTTTGGATCCATTGTACCAAAAATTGAGGTGGTAGGTCCCATGGAATTTTGTTGCACTCCATCTTGGCCTGTGCCTGTTTGTGTTGCATCTCCTGTGTCATAATCAGTAGTGACACCATCATCGGCATCGATGGTGAATCTCAGAGTGACTACTTCGCCGTTGTTGCCTGCTCCGTCCGCGTGTGCGGCACTGGTTTTAGCTTCAACTACCACACTCAATTGGTTGTTGTAGCTGGTGTTGTATGTGCCTGTGGTTTCTGTTAAAGTAAAAACATTCTGATATGAAGTGGTCAGATCGTAGTAGCCTATGTTGAGATCCCCGGACACTGTGTCTGCTGGTGTGCCTGTGACGGTGCTGGCGGTTGATCCCAGTCTAAACGATCCCATCTGTGTGAACAGATCTGTCATCACGGTGTCTTTACCTGTGGTGTGGGTCGCTGTGTTAGCGGCAGAGGTGATTCCCACTTTTCCTCCGGCATTGAAGAACCAACGAGCTTCATTCCCGCCAAGAAAAGTGTAAGACACTTCCATGACGTGCGATTGGTCAAATACAGCTCCTGATGCCAGTGATAGATCTGATGTTATAGCATCGATGTTTGCTCCGGCGACTGTTCCGGCCGCTACTCCATTTTTCAAAGACAATAGATTCGCCTCTAAAGTTGATTTGACTGCTATAGAATCCCCTGCTGACACATCAGTTGTTGAATCCACTGACACACCAGTGTGTGCGGCAATAAGATCCATTTGATCAAAAAGATTGTTCCACTGTGATGCGGAGATAGTGTCACCTGCTGTGACTGCGGCAACGGCCGATTGTCCAAGGCCAAGATTTCCTGTGCCTGTGCTTGCTAGTGTGTTGACACCGTTGGTGCCGTTGATAAATGCCAAATACTCGTCGTCTAAAATTGCGTCACCTGCTTGATATGCCATAAAACTATTTAACTCCTATTACACACTCGTGTAGTTCTGTTTGTTCTGAGTATTTAGCCTGGATCAGTCTGCCCAGGGTGTTAAAAGCGGTACATTCGTCTAGGTTGGCCACCCGTGCCTCACCATTGCCTGCGGAAACCACACGATCTCCTGCCTGTCCTGTGCCTGCTATCTTGACACTGACCCGTCCTTTGAGTGCTATCATGGGGTGTGAGTCATTGTTGCCTGCATCTGCGTTCATCAAGTAGGCTGGTTTGTCAGATACAACTCCAAACACAGCATCGTCCAATTCCCTGTTGCACAGTGTGATCTCCTGTGTGCCGCCCAATATCACCACATCTCCCACTGACACAGGTACATCTGTGGCATAACGCTCGGCCAAGTCAGCGTACTGTGCTGATGTGGATGTTGCATGCACTATGTTGGCTCGTATGTCCACCAACGTGGGGGCGGACAGCTCATCCTGTCCTGCGGATTTGAATGCTGTCCAAGCACCGCCTGCGTTGCCGTATATTGATGATCCATCATCTGCGAATGTCTCGTCCCACACCCAGTACAGGTCCTGCTCGGTGTCAACCGACGTGAACCCTCTGTTTACCTTTAGTCCTGAGTAGTTGGGCATCGCCGCCGCGGTGGAAACATTTCTGTTCACTTCAATGATGTTGTCTTCAACGGACAGGGTGGTTGTGTTGATGATGGTCTGTGTGCCATCCACTGTGAGATTGCCTGACACTCTTAAATTGTTTATTGCTCCGTCTGTGAATGTAACCTGTCCATCACCGCCGTCCAGCGTCATTAATGTTTTGGTAACTCCGCCATCGTTCACTGTGAAAAGTATATCACCATTGGATGATGTGTTGGCCACAGTGACGTCTGTGCCTGACACCGTAACAGTTAGATCCGATCCTGCACCCACTGTCAATCCTGAATCGCTGAGGATACCCAGTGAGCCTGACGTGGTGTCATTTGCATTGCTTCTCAAGTAGTTTGCCGCGGCAACTCCGCCCAGTGCATCTGCATCTGTGGCAGTGCCTGTGAGTCTGTTGGAAGCGATTGCCGTGGACAGTGTGATACCTTTGGATATCGTGGCAAAACCTGATATGGCTGTGCCTGGTGTGAATTCTTCCGCGGACACTATGCCTACCACGGCGTCATTGGTTATGAATTTTAAAATGCTTTTGTTCACTCCCACGTTGTCTGCGACCACTTCTGCGGATGCCTGTGTCACTCCCGATCCTGCCACTGTGGTCGGACCAATCAAGGTCCATGCTGTGCTGTTGTACACGTAAAACTGTGAGTTGTTGGTGTCAAACCAAAAATCCCCTGTGTTGGCGTTGGTGGGTGCTGTGGTGGCATTGGTGGAAGATCCCACTGGTTTGAATTTGGATCCGTTCCACACCTTGAGTTGATTGTTTAATGAATCATACCATAGCTGACCTTTTTGTTTGTTGGCCGGTGCGGACGTGTTTGAGAAATTCTCTAGGAGTTTGACAAGGTTTTCATTCAGTCTTTCACCGAATCCTGCATAGCCTTTACCAAACAGAGCAAGGTCCGTCGTGACAGTGTCGATGGTTCCGTCTGTCAGGGTGACCAGTGTTGCGCCGCTTGTGTTGTTAATGACGTATGCCATTATTCTCCTTAGTTAGGTCCGTTGTCTCTAATAAATGTTAAAATACTCACATCACCCAACAGTTTGATCAATATCTCTGCTGTTTCTGGTGTTAACACAGCATCAATCTGTGCTATCTCTGCGTCCGTTAACAAAGAATTGATGTTAGCGTTGATGTAATCTGCTACTTCTTGTTGTGTTGCCATATTGTTGTTCTCCTTATGTAATTATCCTTTTTGTGGATCATAAATCTCTAACCATTTTGCAAATTTTTTCTCTACAAAAGGTGTTGCAATCGCTCCTACGATCCAACAGAAACTCTCACCTATTATTCTTGTTGCTATACCTAATGCATCTCTGTCCTTTTTCACTCCCATTGCATAGCATAATTCGTTTGCTCGAGCCTGTGCTAGAGCTCTGATCACTCGTATCACCAACTGGCCGAACCAACTGTTGTTCTTTTCTGATTGAGTCATGTACTGTACCAAAGGTACTGCCCAAAACCAATATCCAATTTTAACTGTCCTACTGATGTATTTTACACTATATTCGGTGTCAGTTGCAAGATCTTCTGCTGAAAATAAACCTCTTTGTTGTAGCCAAGTACAAATAACTCTACCTCCACCACCTCCACCTCCAGAACCTGGCGTGCCTGATGATGAATTACCCGATGAATCTCCAAAACCTGCGGCTGTGGATGCGAAATTTACTCCTGCGTTGAACATGGCTTTCCATGCTCCTGAAACTTTGGTGTATGCGGCTGTGACCTGCTTCCATGACCCTGAAACTTTGGTGTACATGTTTGTAGTGTCTTTCCATGCACCTGCCACTTTGTATTTCGCTTGTACTCCGATGTTGAATGTAATAACTGCTAGACCATTTGCACCTGTACTTGCGGCACCGGCTCCTTGAGCCACACCTGCTTGATACACTGCATCTCCTGTGCCTCCGGGTGTTTGTCCTGAACCATTGTTCTCTGAACCACTCACAGCTAGATTGGATCCTGAATAACCTCCTGTGCCTCCGTTGTCTCCTGAACCACCTGAACCTCCCTTGCCTCCGTCAGCGCCTCCTCCAGCGCCTCCTCCACCGCCACCGTCTCCAGAGTGATCGGCACCATTTTCTCCCAGTGTGCCTGGTGTTTCCGTTGTGGCTGAATTTGTGTTGATACCTGCTGTACCGTTTGAACCTTGGCCTGCTCCTGCGCCGCCGCCTCCGCCGCCTGCAATTGCAATCGCTGTGGAATCTATTAATACCACTGTGGCTCCTCCTCCAGCACCTCCACCTCCTGAATAAGGAGTAGGTCCTGCGTTACCACCTCTTCCGCCTGAATAACCTGTTAAACTTTTTCCGTTTGCACCACCTGGTGCTCCTCCCCCGGATCCTCCACCAGCTCCACCACCGCCCACTCCCACTTTGAGAGTATCTCCAATGTTTGATGATAAACTGATAGATGACTTAGTGACATAATGTCCAGCGGCTCCTACGCCTCCTGGTCCACCTGCATCACCACCGCCACCGCCTCCACCGCCTCCCCATAGAGAAACATCTATAGAAGTTGTGCCAGCTGGTACGACCACCTGTTGAGTTGTGCCTGTGTAGGTAAAAGTTTTAACGACTGTTGGCATAGGAGATTAAGCCTCCCTTACGAACCAAAAGTCTCCGTCAGCGCCGTCACCTGAAGTGGGTGCAGACGTGGAAACTGTTTTTGCTGATGTACCCCAAAGAGGTTGTTGTGCGGCCATTAATGTTGCAACAGCACCTGTGGAAGGCACAGTGGCTACACTTGTGTCAGTGAGTGCAAAAGAGCCTACTGCTCCCAGTGTTAACGTGGTCACTTTAACTTGTCCTGAACCGTCTACTTTTAAAACTTTGCTAGCATTAGCATGACCGTCTGTGGTAGCATCTGCCAATCGTATAATCTGCGAATATGTTTGATTTTCACCTGCTGACCAATAGTTTTCTGATACATCGTAGAACATTCTAGCATCATCTGTGTCTGATGTTTCAACAATCATTCCTGAATCAGCTTCTGAGTTTCCTGAATTTACTTTAATAAAAGCATCATCATAGGTTGAGATGTTTGATACCGAAGAATTGTATTCTCCCGAAATATTTAAATTTCCTGTGATTGTCACATCACCTGTTAGTGCAATATTGCCTGTGGATCCTGTGATTGCTATAGGAGTTTTTGTTACTCCTCCGTCATTGACTGTGACTGATAAATTTTTGTCTTCAGATGTTTGTGCAAGAGTTATGTTTCCTGTGCTTGCTGTGATTGAAAACTCCTGGCCGTCTCCAACAACAATACCGCCGTCTGCATCTATTGTTAATGCTCCTGTTGTGGTGTCTGCCGCATCTGCTCGTAGGAAGTTACCACCAGCAATAACAGTGCCGGAGGTGTTTGTTGTTCCAGACACATCTAGTGTTGATGCCTGCGTTGAATTACCTGAGAATGATGCTCCCAGTGTTGAATTTAATGTGAGACCTGCACTAACCGATGCAAAGCCTGTGATAGCAGAATCTGGTGTGAATGTTTCTTTTGAAAGTATAGCAACTCTGACGTTGCCCACGTACATGGATGAAATAACTTTGCTGACACCTGATGCTGTGACTGTTTCAATTTTCCAACCGGACAGTGTTTGTCCTGCTGTGTATTGTGGTCCTACCAATATCCATGCAGACCCTGAATAAAAGTACAATTGACTGTTGGTTGAGTCCTGCCAAAGATCTCCTGCTGAGGGTGATGTGGGTTGTGTGCTCTGCACTTTTGCTCCACCAGTGGGTTTGAAACTTGATCCATCATACACTTTGATCTGTGCTGTGGATGTGTCAAACCATAATTCACCTTCTATCGGAGCAGACGGTGCTGATGTGGATGCTGAATTTTCTAATAATTTTACAAGATTTTCGTTGAGTCCTTCACCAAATCCTGAGTATGATTTACCGAACAACTGCAATGTTGTGGTGTTATCCACTGTACCGTCAGTGATTGTGGTAAGTGCTGTGCCTCTTGTGTTGTTAATTACGTATGCCATATACCTATATTTATAGTTTTCCTACAGATACAAAGATCATCCCTGTGCCTGCTGAACTATGATTCTCCAATGCTTTACCTATTATAGTACCAGTTTTTGGATCTATTGCTTTCCTGGCATGACCCGCATTCTGTCCGTCTGTGGTTAATAGATCTCCTTTTGAAATCTGTCCAAACACTTTCACTGGCACTTTACCCAACAGTGCCACAGCAACTCCATCTGATGTACTATTCATTAGGTATGCTGGATTGGTGGATACCACTCCTGCTACTCGAGTGTCCTGTGCGAATGTGGATACTGTAACTTCTTTGTTGCCACCAAACACCAACACTGTGCCGGGTTCATAGTTATAGTCTGCAGTGTACATCTCTGCCACGTCAGCGTACTGTGCTGATGTTGCTCTAGCATATACCATGCTGTAACCAAAACTGGATGTGCCTAAATCATATGTGTTGTTTGCTGAAGGTCTGATTGCTCGAGATATCAATGTGCCGGTCATGGTATCTCCAGCTTTTAATACGTTGGAGCTTGCCGCTCCTGTGACTGCTCCTGTCAACGGTCCTGCGAATGCTGTGGCTGTAAGTGTACCAGATACTTCTAATGCTGTGGATGGTGTTATAGTGCCAATACCTATTCGAGACGATGATGCATCGATGGTCATTACTGTGTTGGTTACACCGCCATCATTCACTTTGAATGTGATGTCTGTGTCAGGAGTGATGTTAGAAATAACAGCACCTGTGCTGTCTACTTGTATTTTAAAATCGTTGTCTGCACCAACAGTCAATCCAGAATCATTCACAATACCCAGTGTGCCTGATGTGGTGTCGTTGGCATTGCTTGTCAAGTAGTTTGCCGCGGCAACTCCGCCCAGTGCATCTGTGTTTGTGGATGTGCCTGTGAGTTTATTACCTGACACATCAGTGGATAAATTAATACCTGCTGTGATTGAAGCGAACCCAGTGATAGAAGATTTTGGTGTGAAAGAATCCTCTGATATAATTGCAATTCTTGTGCCATCGTTGTACACATTTGTAACATTTTGGTCAGTGTCTGTGGAGTCTGCTATAACTTCAAATGTTAGACCGTTTGTGGTTCCCGAGGATGAAGGTGGTCCTACCAGTACGTTGGAAGAGCCGTTGTAAAAATATAATTGTCCCGTACTGGAATTGATCCAGAAATCTCCCGAAATCTGTCCCAACGGAGCCTCTGTGGCATATGTGGCACCGCCCAGCGGTGAGAACACGCCGGACGAAGTGTAAACTTTTAATCTGTCTTCTGACTTATCATACCATAGTTGGCCAATAATGGGTTTAGTGGGTTGCGTTTGATCTGCGAAATTTTCTAATATGTGTAGGAAGTTCTCAGCAATCTGTTCTCCATATCCTGCATAGCCTTTTCCTATGAGACTAATGTCTGTTTGATCATTGACCACAGAATCCTGCACAGTGTAACTGTTAGGTGTTGCCGATGTGTCTGTTTTGTTTACTGTGTACGCCATTTAATCCTTATTCAGTAAATGTGGTTAAACTCTGTATTCTTACTGTGTAGTCAATCTGTATCAATCTGTTCAAACTTTTTTGTACTGGATGAAAAATTACATGAGTTAACAATTTATTTGTTGCTCCATCTTCTGTACCTTCCCATGATTTCAACCCTAATTCATCAAACACATAGTTGCCATTAAAATCTGTTGTGTTATCGAATGCCGCTTGTCCTGCAGGTTCACCATAATCCAGTGTGCAGGTTACAACAATATCTGTGTACTTGTTGCCGGCTGTGTGTCGAACTTCCATTTTATTTCTTGTGGTGTCTTTGTTTGTGGCAGAATTATCATCGATCACTTTATAGTAAGTCTGATTGTACAAAGAAGCATTTGTACCTGTGGAGTTTGGAGTTAGGTATGTGATAATTCCTGTTGGATCCACTGTGGTTCCACCATTTCCAAAAGACATTTCATGCACAAATCCTGTGCTCTTGTTTGCTAGGCTGTTGGCCAATGCAGAACTCATGTTCTCATAATGAATAGCATTACGCTTGTCCACAATTACTTCTCCCGTGGAAGGATCCCAAATTTTGATATGACCTTGCATAAACACTCCGTTTTTATCCTGTGGCTTGTTCATCTCAGTTTTCTCTGTTTCTGTCTCTTTAGATTGTTCTGTCATTGTATTGTATTTATTCAGGTGCATTTGTTGGCTCCTCTGCTATGAATTTACCTTGGTTAGTTGTTGATTTTTGTAGTCCTGCACCATTTGATGCAGTGCTGGCACCTGTTGTATACCAAACTTGTCCACGTTTTTGTAATATTTTCACTTGCACACCCGATGATGGCACTGTTGTGGTAAGAGTCACTGCTGTCGTTGACCCATCCACTGTGTAATTTACTGTGCTACCATCTTCTGCTGTGAGCAACAATCGTTGGCCACCAATGAATATGTCTAACTCGTCAGCAGAAGCTGGTGCATGGGTTGTGGTAAATGTGGCAGACGAACCATCACCAGTGTGTGTGCTGGTGTATACGGTATCTGCATAAGGTACAGTTTGATTGCCGCCAGCGTCTACCACTTGTGCGCCTACAGCATGTGCCTTAATTCCTGTTCCAAGAGTTCCTCTTCTCAATTGTGAAAGAGTGTTGCCTGATTTTTGGAAAAATTCTATTCTCTCCTTGTCTATAAAAATTACACCCGGTGCATTGATTGATGCTACTGGTGTACTCACCAGTGTGCCATCTGCCACTGTCATCGCAGTGTCTGCTATATCTAAAGTCGCAGTCAATGTGGTGGTTTGCGTTTGAGAAATTCGTTTGTAGAATGTTCTGTTCAACATGTCTTTAAAAATTCTAAATCCTGTGGATTTCACAGCAGACTCTACTGCAAAATACATCACATCCAATCGGTCACTGCTCGTAAAAGTTTGACCTAATACTGTGATTTTATTACCTTCTAATACATAATCAAACCCTGCTACTAATGTTTCTGTAGAGTTTAATACCACATATACATAATCTGCGTTCAGAGGTTCATGAGCTAGATAGTATTCACCTGACGGTCTTCCTTCTAATATTTCTCTTCGCTGTTTCATACCTAGAGCATTATTAAATGTTGTAACTGTTATTACATTATTAGCATTAAATGTTATGCTGTCCGCGGTCAATTGTGCAGTGTCAAATATAATGTCTGTGCCTTCCATTCTGTAGTGTTTGTCTACTAGTGTAGTAACAGCAATTATATCTCCTGCTGTGGGCACTGTTACAAATGATACAGTCTGTGTGCCTATGTCCACTGTATAGTCAGTGCTTAAGAATTTTTTAGTACCATTAATATAAACTTCTATTTGTGCAGTACTGGTTATTGTTTTTGCAGGATCCACAGTAGAATCATCTGAAAGACCTGCAACCACACCATAAGAATATGTGGAACCATCTGCATAATAATAAGTGTTGTCAGGTCCTCTCAACAGAGCACCATTAACTTCTGCTAGAGTTAATCCTGCGTAAGGTCCTATCGCTCCTGGTGGATAGGTCAATGCGTATCTTGTTGTAGATCCGTCATACGTGATTGTGTTGGATCTTAATTCTGCATATGATCGTGCAGTGGAATCTTGATTGAATCCTGCAACCTGTATCGCTTGACCTGCTGTCGGTGCAGAGTTAAAATTCACAGTGATTGTTTTATTAGATTCTGTTGTGGTATAAGCTGTGGTCGATACTCCATTCACTGTCACATATAGAGTTGGCAGAGCACTGTCTAACTGATAGGTGTCTCGGGCAGATGTTGTGAATGCAGTGGTGCTTCCATCACCTGTGAAATCATTTAGAACCACATAGTTAGATCCTGAAACTGCAAAACTCTTGATGTTGATCACTGAATGCAGTGCTGGTGCTGAAGCAAATGTTACAGTTTTTGCCGCAACATCCACTGTGAATTCTGTACCTAGTGTTTGAGTGGTTCCATTTACTGAGACAAACACACCTGCTTGTGTGCCCGGTCGTTGACCTATCGAGAATGTGGTGGTCACTGCATCTCCTATAGCATTTCTGTTTACTATAAACGGCACACCCGACTCAGGAGTTGTGTAAACTTTTATGTCCAGTGTGTCAAACATAGATCCTGGTACATTTTCTTCTGGTGCGTAAGAAGTGTCTGGTGTAATAAAGCCGTCGCCTTCTACTAGAATATCCGACGGTGCAATACCCACAGCAGATGAAAACAATCCACCTGACATCAACGTATCGAGTGTTCTGTCATCTGTTGGTGTTAATACTTTATCGTCATCAAAAGGAATTAATTCTACCTTAACTCCAGCTCCTGGCGCTGATGCTAGTGAAAATAATGTGGTGATACCGTCGCCTCTGAATACATCTGCAATTTGTCTCACACCGCCATAATAAACTGTGTAAACATCTGTAGCACTCGGTGCAGAATCAAATGTGTAAGAAGCAGTAGATCCGTCTCCATAAAAAGTTTTTACTCGAGTAGTTCCGTATGTGTCCCAAGTTGCATCATACCAAGGTGAGCTATCCCATCCTTGATCATTTGTGAATGCAAGACCTGTTACCATCACTCCGCCGTAATCAATACCCTGCATCAACTGTGCTAACTCGTTGCCTGGCATGCCTGTTTGTGGATTATAAAGTCCTAGTGTTCTTTCTGCGGCAGTGATATAAGATTCGTCACCTCTCAATTTTGTTAGGTTATCTGTGTTGTCATCAAAATCTGTAGTGGATGTGTATGCTGTGACCACTTGATATAATTCATTGTTGTATCTTATAAGATCTGCTACTGCATAAGATGTAGATGCTGTCCATGTCAACACTGTGCCTGATCGTGCTACTCGGTCAAATTTCATTGTAACATCAATGTCTCTTACCATTGCGTTCGTTAAATTAGCATATGCTCGAGACGGAGTGCTCGGTGCTGAACCTCCTGATTGTCCGCCTGATAGTATCACCGATGGTGTGGTGGTGTATCCTGATCCTGCTGATGTAACTGTGATGCTCTGTACAGAACCATTACTGATTTTTGCTACTGCTGTGGCTCCGGTGCCTCCACCGCCTGTGATAGTAACTGTGGGAGCCAGTGTGTAATCTGCTCCTGCGTTGAATACTGTGACCGAACTCACTGTTTTTTTATAGTTGTCGTTCCACAGTTTGTACGGATATGTTGCAATTAATGCTGTGTCTGTGTTAGGATTTACTGCTCGAATTGTTGCTGTTTCTGCGTCATAGAACACAGGTAGATCAAAGTCAGAGAACAATCCATCTTGAACCTCTGTGTTGGTATAGCCTAATTTATAGTCTCTGATTTTTGTGTGGTACGGTTTAACTTCATTGATGTAACTCTCCACATATTCATCTGTGCCTGTGGTGTAGGTTTTTCTTTGGTCTAGTGCTCGAGCACTGTTGGTCACATTAATGAAACTGGTTTTAAACAACCAATCTACAAATATCTGTTCTTCTAAAACTTTTCTCAGACCTATAAAGAATAGATTATTGTATTCCACTTTAAGCTCGCCTACAAAGATATCATCTCTCAGTGCTGTTAAAATTTTACGAGTTTCTAAAACAGGTTCTGCATCAAAGAAGTTGCCATCGAACACATCCTCACCAGCAAATCCTGTGTTGTTTAACGCATAATCATACAGTGTGGTGCTGAGCTGTATTGTGCCATTTTCTGTGGCAACGTTGTCCCATCCTGTGTTGGTGCGTACAAATAATTTCCACCCGCCTGTGTCTGCGGCAGTGACTTTGACCACTGTGCCCACTGCAACTGTTAAAGTGTCTAATTGATATTGATATACAACCTGACGATTTATTGCTGTAGCTGTGCTATAATCGCCCGCATACCAATCTGCTAATCGATAGTAGGCTGATGTGTTATAAGTTTGTACTCGTGTTCTTGAAAATACTAATCCATCCCATTGATATATTGCCCAAAATCCGTTGCTGTTTTCTTCATCGGCTCGTACAAGATAGTTGGCATTGCCCGATATGTCTCGAGTATCAATATAGGTTAAATCAGCATGGGTGTCTACTGCGGCATCCCATATGCCTGATTGTGTTGTGGGTTCTGCTTCTGCAGAATTTAGATTTGTGTAACTGATAGTGTTGGCCAATTGGTTTTTAATCAGCACTGAGTTTGTGTAATCCACGATCTGTTTTAAAGCGGCAAATCTATCCACATACCAAGACTGACGTGGTCTAATGTTGTTGCCGTATCTCTGGTTCACTGGTAAATCAATGTCAGGCACTGCGTCACCTGTGCTGTTTATTCCGATCAAACTATCCCACCATTGCGATTCAATTTTTGTAGCTGGACGATCGTCCTTGTTGCCTTCTTGTATAATTTTCCATACACTGTGAGTTTTACCTTCATGTTCGTTGGCAGTGTAATCCACATCCAGCACCACATTGTAATTTGCTAGACTGTCTTTTAAATTGAATGTGATCAATTTGTTGGAGGCACTTACAGCAAAATATTTTAATCCACTCGCGAAAGGATTTGTGATAATGTTACTGACGTAAGCTGTGGTATTTTTTCTTGTGACCACAGATTTTAACGAATCCGGTATGAACACAGAATTTTTCACCCAATAATAATAGTAGTTCACAAATCCATCCACTGCGGAATCGTATTTTTGTTTCACTGTGAGCACAGTGTCATTGTTTATTAATGGTTGTCCAGATATGTTGTTCGCTAATCCTGTGGCTGTGTTGGATCTCGACGACCATGCCGATGGCAGTAGTGTGGATTCTATCCATTCATACACATCTATTGTGGATCCTGGAAACAGTCGACCCCAGTTGTTTGTTCTAAATTCTTGTGTGCCCTGCTCGTACCAGGTCCAACGAGCAGAAGAAAGATCCCACCACACTTCACCGATGTGTTCTTCTCCCCACGCTTGATTCTCATTAACATCTTTGTCTGTTGTGCCAACGTTGTATGTTGCTGGATCCCATTCTGTTTTATAATTTATTTCTCTGTCTGCAACACCTAGTATTCTGCCTTTGATAGGATCATAATAATCTATGTACTCTATGATAGCATTTTTAGATCTATCAAATATAAAAGCAGACTGAATTTTTGTATTGTCTATCAGCGGTTCTTCATTCACCAACAGACTCCAAGCATAAGTGCCTGGGGTAGTCACGTCAAACACTGCTAATGATCCTGTGTCTGTGGCAGAATTGTCATCGTTGGGTGACCCTATGTACACCTGATCATTGTTTATGAACACGCCTTTACCAAAATCATCATTGTCTGTGACTCTGTCTGTGATTAAGCGATCATCTATTACAAATTGTGTATCGTACATTGTGGCAGTAAACGCTCCACCTGATCCTGTGTTGAGATCACCGATGTTGGTGTCTCCCAGATCAAAAGTGGTCGTGCCTGAGTCAAACTGCATGGTTCTGAAATTGGCCGATCTCTCTGCTCCAATCACTATTCTTGTGCCTGCATCATTTATATCCAGAGAAGATCCAAAACGCATGTTAGTCTGTGTGTCTGGACTTGTTATAGTCTGTTGCAGAGTAAATGCCTGTGTGGAATCCCCGTCGGCATCCCATTTGTAGTAGTATACTGCACCGGCGTCTGCTTGTTCTCCGTTATCATAAGCAGGTGCACTGATTATTAATCGTGTGCCATCTTTGCTCATGGTTACAGCTTCACCAAAACTTAAATTGTTTGTGCTACCATCCGAAGACACACCATTAATGGTCTGTCTGTGTACCCATTGAAATTGTGTGCTTCCATCATTGGTTGTGCCGCTTCTAGTAAATATTTCTACTTTTCCCGCATTGCCTGGCGCAAGAGAACTCACTGCAATTATGTCTCCGTTGTCGTTGACTGCGATTCTGTGGCCAAATCTCTGTCCTGCATCTGCATCATTGCTTCCAAAGCTCGATTCCTGTGTCCATGTGTCCACTCCGTCCCATGTGTACATATACACTGTACCTGTGTCACTGTCACTGCCTGGAGCTCCCACATACAGATAATTTGTAGCACCTGCTAGTGCATGACTCCATCCAAAATTTAAATCAACTGATGCTGACGACCCATCTGTTGGTGGAACTATAGTGGTCGATTCTTGATAGTTCAATGCTGTTGTATTCCATTTGTACATTTTAATCAATCCAGCATTTGTGTACACTGTGCTGTCGCTTAATTCAGGGTTTGCATAAGGAGCACCAGCCATTACAAAATTTTCATCTGAACTGATTGATAGACTTTCTCCTAATCTTGCTGTGGAGTTTCCATCAACAGTGATACTGTCGGTCATTGTTAAACTGTTTTGAATAGTGAATGCATCACCTGCTGTGTTCTGACGTCGAAAGAAGAAATGTATAGTGCCTTGTCCTGCGCCAGGAGCAGAAACGATCACTGTTCTTCCGTCATTCCTTGCTACAACCTTATGTCCAAACTCCTGCAGGCTCGTTGAATCAGGCGATGCTAGAGTGCGTGTGGTGTATGGATCACATTTTTCATAGATGTTCCATAGTCCTGCACTGTCTGTGTCTGCAAAAACTCGATCGCCGTTTCTATCATTCACTGGATCTATGTCTCGATAGTCCGCATATGATAACAGATCGTTTACATTGTTCATCGAAGACAGGCGAACACTGATAAATTTTAACACATTGCCGTACGTGGCCAACGTGGATTCGTCTGCCAACAATCCCAACCCTGTCACCTGATCTGATTTTCCAAAATCAAAAATAATTGTACGGTAATCTACCACTGCGTACACTGTGTACACACCATTCAATCCTGCAAATTGTGAATTAGATATAGCAAAATAATCTCCTGCTGTAAAACCGTGAGCACCTGTCAGCACAACTTCTAACTGTGAGCCGCTGTTGATGGATCGTGTGCTCGCCACTTTAACATCAGGAGATGTCACTCTCTGCACGTCCCAATCTGTGTTGGATTTTTTTGCTATCCATATCAAATCGTTGGTTTCAAGCTGTGCAACATCTAAATTTAAAATATCGTCTACATCAAATGCTGTGTGCTGTACATCTTGCGATCTAACGTATCCTGCAGTTTTGTATGCCGTTACAGTGTCTCTGGTGACTCCTTCTTTTGAATAATCATACTGAGGGAAAGCAGAAGCGGCTGTAAACTCTACAGGTTTGTTGTAAAGATCATTTTTAGACACTGTGGCAGAACGTGCCCAATCCACTGTGTCTGTGGAATTGTCTAAAAGCTCTATGCTCTGTATGTTGTCATTGAACGTGTTGTCATACAGTGTGACCTGAATAGATTTATTGCCATCGGCATTTCCAAATTCGCCTGTGCGAATCATCCACTCTGGGTAAATGTCTAAAGAAATATCAGCATTGTTGTATTTGGATTTTAACAATTTGTCTATGGCATTCTGTGTGCCTTTTTCTCTGATATATCCTTGATAGAATTTATATTGTGTGATATCATTGACAAAAAGATTTTCTAAATAATCTCTGCTTTGGTATCCTGTTAGATGCTGTGCTAATCTCTGTTGAGATTCATCAAAGTTGTTGGTCTCGAGATTATAGAAATCATTGAACTGTGCAATCTTGTAATCAAAGTTCGGTATCAGTTGAGGTGCTGGTTTATTGTCTTTCTTCTGCCATTGGTTGATATCAAACGTGTTGCCAGAATTATGGTTGGTTTTTGCCACATAAAATCCTGCTTGATACTCTACTGTGTCACCGTTTTGATAATCTGTGTTGGCCAACCATTTGGTCACCTGTGCGGCATCGAATACAAAACCTGGAGCGTAATAATCTCCGTTCCATTCTCCGGTCTTCCAACCCACCATTCGTAATCTCTGTTGACGGAATCCAGTGCTCAATTGAAATATAATGTCTGAGAACACTGTTTGATTGTCAAACAATAATATGTGCTCTTTCTGTACAGCATTCATTACAGCATTGTATATGCCCTGGTCTGGAGTTTTAGATGTTATTCCAAATGTTGTGCCTACTTTTTTTGTAGAAATATTGTTTTTATCAATGGTTCTTCCGCCGGCATCAGTTATGGTATATTCTCCTAGAAGGTTAGTGAGACGACTGATAATGCTGTTGTCTGTGGTAAGGTTAAATCCTGACGCTCCTGCTGACACAGTGATTGCAGATCCTGGTGCCCATCCTTGTCGTGTCCAGTATAAGAATTCTTTAGCCGCAGTATCCCAATTCATTACTTCTTTTAATTCATTGCTGAATGCATCGAAAGAAAAACCCTGTGATTCTAAATACTTGCCGTATCCTGTTAGGAAGTCTACCACGTCCTGTGAAGTTCGAAACACTGTACCGTATGTGACCACTGTTGCTGTTGTAGCAAACTGTTGATACAGAGTAGCACTAGCATTGCCCACTTGTAAGTTAGACGAACTACCATTCTTTAACGGAGCAAAGGTTTTAAAATATGGTCTTAGAGTATTATATCCAATCACTTTATAACCGCCTTCCAAAGAAGAGCCGTCTGCTGTAACATTCGTGTTCATCTCTATCAGTACACCTGAATAATCATAACGTGCTACTGGATTAGATGTTCTAAATAATAGTTTATAGTTCTCAGCTGGTATAAACTGTGAGCCCGAAGATGATCCTGGCGACACAGAATCTGTTAGAATTTTTAAATTGTCTTTGTCTGTGAATCCGCCCAACTTGTATGCCAACTGCACATTTAAATTTTTCATCTTGTCGTAGTAGAATACTGACGGATCAAGATTGTTTTTAATCAAATAGTTCACTATCAGCGGTTGATACCCAGCTGTTTGGTATCGAGTGACTGTTCCTGTTTCTGTGTTTGTTACAGTTTCTAAATGGTATTTGGCTGTGTTTAATCTCTGTCTGGTGCCTGTGTCTGAGTCAATCACATTGCCTGCTGTGTTCGTTGTAAGACGAGAATTGTCTAAGAACAAGCCAAAAAATTTCGCAGGACGAGTTAATGCTAATAATTTAACGATGCTGTAAGCATATGCAGTGCTTCTTCTCCATGCAGTTTCTGCTGGTGCTTGATCTCCAAAGTTCCATCTGCCTGAGATAGCTCTACCTTCATAACTGTGTATCACTCCCGCGGCTGTGGGATCTTTTAATTGGCCGTTGTCATCCACAGGAATGTAATTGCTCAATCCTGTTCTGATGTATCTCTCTATTGTGGTATTCTGTGTTCTGTCGTATCCTGCTTCAAGGTCTTCCCACAGCACAGCATTGCCTGACGAGTAAGGTGCTGGTCCATAATTGTCTTCCCACGCAACAGGTTTTTCTGAATAGCCTAGCATTTCCCATGGATGAGTGTGCGGTCGATCTGTATCATAGAACAATTTGTATATCGCTCTCCAATGTCCTGGCAATAGGGAATTGTCTATGATATTTCTAGACTTGTTGTAGTTGTACGTGAAAGGATCTGCAGATTTATAAGTGTTGTTGATCTGATAGTCTATGCTGTTCTTACCTGCCCACGCATAAAAATCTGTGCTCAATACATCGTTAATTTCTGCACTGGTATAATCTGTTGCTGTAAACACGGAAGGTCTTACTTCTGTCTCTGTTAGTAGTGTGGTGTCATACACAGTCTTGCAGTTGTTGTAGATTCTTTTCTCTAGTTCTAACAGTATGTCATCTCGGAAATCACCGTATGCCACTGTGCGTGATCCGTCATGTCCTACAATCACATTGGTTGCAGTTCTATAGGTATTATCAGATACTAGCTCAGGTTTAAATTTAGGATACATTCCAAGTTTTGTTGGAGTAGGTGGTATGAAACTGCCTGTAGTATCTGTGTAATCTTTAATTTTAATAATATCACCAGCAACAAGTGTGGCTGATACATTAACACTGTCATCTGCTGTGCTGAATGTATAATCCGTGTCTCTGATTAATTGTACATCATTTAGATACACGTACACAGCTCTGTTGCTCACTGTGGTAATGTCAAATTGTGCGTCTATCGCATATTCTATTTCAGAAGCATCTTGTACTGTGTAGGTTCTTGTGGTAACATTTTCTCCCGTACCTATCATGTCTTCATAGTAGAATGGGAAACTGTTGTCTTTGTTTGCAGACATGTCAGCAATAATCTCATCTACTCTGTCCGCTACTACACCATCGTATGTGGTGCCGGGTTGATAACCTAAAAATGACTGTCGGAAATTTTGATATTCTTGATTCACATAATCAATTGCTGAGACTGCATTAGCTCTTTGATCGATCAAATTGAACATGGCGGCAGTCAGTGGTCCACGGTGTTGTAGTATGGTTCCGCCTTTTAATCGTACATCTGGCAGGTCTCGAAGATTGGTAGATCCTGGAAATATACCTGTGATGTTTAAATTCTTTTCGTGAATGTCATGCACGTGTGTCATTACCTGGCCATATGTAAATTCGTTTAACTGCTCGTTGAGAGGATTTATAGAAAGATTTTCTGGTACTTCGTATAAACCTTTTCCGTCTACTTTCTTAGCAGAACTATAACATTCTAATTTTACAAGGTCTCCCACAGCAAGATTCAAATTAAACTTAACATATTTGTTTGTGGTTCCGTCCACCAATGTGTAGTTTGTGGTTAAGTCTTGTCTAATATGATTCACATCCACACTTACTGCTAGGTCAGAAAGATTGTTACTGTCTTTAAAAACGTCTACAGCAAAGTATTGCAACTCATCTTCTGTGACTGTGTAGGTTCTGATTACTCGTTGTTTGCTCTGCTCTGCTCGTTGTACCCAAGCAGATTTAGAATTGTGCGTGGTTCTACTAGTGGTATAATGCAGGTGTCCTGCTCCATAATTCTTTGTAAGGAAAGTGTTTCCGTTCTTGTATGTAAATGTGCCTGAGCTTAGATCTGATTCAAAAACAATATCTCCTACATTATTAATAGTGTTGTATTTTACTTGTAACCCTAACACAGTATCAATGGTTGATGTGTCTGATATTTTATAATTGAATACTTTTGCACCTGTGAATGAGCTGTTAGGATATGCAGTAGTATCGTCAAAAGAAGTATGACTATTATCAAACATCGCAAATAGAGGCTGTTGATTTAATACTGTTTTAGTCTGTCCTGTTTTCCACGTGGTTGTACTGCTGTCATAGTAATATGTTTTACCTTGATTGTTGGTTCCTAATTCAACGAACACCGAATCACTATCTGCGGGTGTTGTGTCTGTGGTTTCTGTTAGTGCTATCACACTGTTGGCACCCACTGTAACAAAATTAACTGTGTAGATTTTATTTTTAACCAGAGCATCTGTGTCCGCTGTGAATAAAACTCGCATACCGTTCACAAGACTGATTCCGTCAATAATATAACCTGTGGCATTCACAATCGTAGAGAACACATCTGTGGTCACTGTGTCTATTAGAGCCACTGACTGTTTCGCAATCAATCCGTGATTGTACAGAGCCAATCCTGAATCAAACTCTATGATGGGTCTTTTTGCTCGATCACTCTCTAACAATTCTGGCGTGTAACCGTTGGCTACTCCGGCGGCTTCGATCACTGCTCGGTGAGTCCATCTGTTGTATCTTGACCAAGCGTTCCTGTCTAAACTGTCTTTCTTAATTGTGATATAGTCTGGAGTTACTGCTCTATAGTAACTGATGGAATATGGCCTGTCATCATAAGCAATTGAGTCATACAGTGTGGTGCTCTCTTCTGAATAAGATTCTGGCACAATTAATTCTGATGTGTCTGTGAGTGTGATACTGTCACCTACTCCTTCTACGTAGAATTCTTTACCAGCATATGTGGTTGTGTCTGTGACATTACTGCCAAATTTAATTTTCATTCCGTTGGAAAATTGTACTCCTGATGCAGAAGTATAGTTGTTGGCACCTACTATATTTTTTGCAACATCTATTGTTGTGGTTTCTGAAACAGTTTTAATTTGGAAGATACCATGCATGGATGCGTGTGTGCTACACTGATAATATAGAACGTCTGGAGCCGTATCTGGCACTGTAAATGTAACAGTTCCTGTTCCTGTTCCGTTACCGGTTACTCCGTTGCTGTATATCACCGACGTGCTTCCGTCCACTGCTATGCCTGTTTTAAAAGGCTCAGTCATTATGTTGAAAGGATGCCCTGCTGAATTTAAAATAAATTTATAAGTGTTGCCTCTGTATAGAGTGACTGTGGGATTGTCAGTGGTGTTGTGTGTGCTGAACTGATAAGAGCTGGATCCACTGTTCACTACTTTTATTTCGCCAACAGCGCCTGTGCCCACTGTAGGAATTAGAATAGGATTTGGTCCTTCTGGTAACCAATAGTATTCTCTGTAATTGATTAGTTTGTCGTAATCTATCGCAGGATTCCAGGCATACACATTTTCTCTGTTCAATCTATCATGATTGTCGGTCTTACCACCAAAGTAGTTGAGTTGATTGATGTAATCATCGTAGGTGGCAGAAAATTTTACCTGGTCTTCTGGATTAATAGAACTGGTGTCTCGGTCTGTGTAGGTCACAGCAGGCTCTAACTGATAGTCAGCACGAGCTTCGTTGGTAGCTGAAATGTATGAGTCTGTGGGTTTTGTTGTGTAGGCATACTGTCGTCCAACATAGCCATCTAATCTTTCTAGTGCACCAGGTTGAATTAATTGATCCAACGTGCTGGAAAGAAATCTTTCATTAGAATCTGTTCGATAGTATGATGGTAACTGTGCTACGGATCTACGTATCTTAGCACCGTTCTTGTCAGTGACCACTTCGTAGTTTTTGGATGAGTTAAGAGGTGAATCTGCCATCGTTAATATCCTGTGCCACTGCTACCTGTAGAACTTGTGCTACCGTAAGTTGATGTGGTCACCGAGGATACTGCTGATGAAGATCGAGTATTTGCTGTTGTTGTCGTGGTTGATGTTACAACTGTGCCAGAAGCCGCAAGTTGATTTGCGCCTAGAGCATCAATTATTGTTACATCATCAACGGTGGCCCCACTGATGAAAATTTCGTCTGCCGCAGAACTGATCTGGAATAAAGATCCAAACGTCTGTCCTGATTGGTTCGGCACTATCACTACAGTGAGTAGATCTGGTGCTAATTGATTGTGTATGTAAGCGGCTAATTCTGTAAAATAAAAAGTGTCGCCGAAGTCAAAATTGTTCAGAGCAAAGAATTCGTTGATTGCCGCAATCGTTCTGGTTTTAATCACTGCTGTGGAAACATTACTAGATGAATTCTTTACCACTTTAAATGTGGCTTGATATGTTTCGTCTGCTGTGGTTCCAAATAAAATTTTATACTTCACAGGATGATAAATGATTTGATCACTTAATCCTTTCAATGGATTGAGCGTGCCTGAATAACTGATTCTTAATTGATCAGATGTGCTAGACTGTGGTTTTGCTCCGCCTTCCTGTAACCAGGTTCTAAACAGAGAATCATATGTTCTTTCGAGCATATAGATATCAATAATGTTAGACACAGATGGATCAATACGAGTGTCCTGACCTGCATGATGACGATACTGGAAATCAATGGAGGATCTTCCTCTTCTAGCAATGTAATCTGTGTTTGCTGTTAGAGCTATTGTGGATGAATTGTACTGCTTGATCACATTCTCTGCACCATCATAGAAATAAAACAACTGCCCATTGGTGTATGTGCCTGGTAGAGTAATATCTGTTTCATTCTGCGTCACAATAAAGTTGCTGGACGCATAAGGCCTGTATCTCTGAATGTTGTTGTAACTGTTGTAGGTTTCAAAGAACACAAATTTTGTAGTGACATTTGTGTCTGGTTCTACAATGATATCAAAAATTTCTGGATTGTCTACCACACCGTCGTCATCGTTGTCATAAAATCCTATTTCCACTTTGCGATTGTCTTGATATCCATCTGATTCTGTCACTGTGTCTACCACCTGCCAATTGATTGGGTAGCCTACAGCAGAACCTGTAGAAGGCACAGTGTTGTTCTTGAGAATTTTTACAGAATCTTTTACCACTTGACCTGTTGTATAATCATATATTCTTTCAGTACGATCGTAATGAAATTTGTTCTGTCCCTCTGATTCAAACAGGTATTTCAATGACCTATAAGTCACTGTGTAGGTGTTACCATCATTGGTGAACTTGAACCACCAGCTGGTGTCTAAATTGGTATTTGTGGCATCACCTGCGTAAGCAGTACTGAACAATGTGCTGTCACTGAGATTTGCTGAGGTTATCACTACCCACTCTGCGTTTTCTTCGTCGTATCTCAATCCAAATGTGTCGTATGCTTCTATTCTATTCTGTAGATCAGTTTTTAAAGTTGTGGAAAATGTGTTGGCGAAGTTGGGCACTATAGCACTCAACACTGCGTTGGCTGGGATTGTATCATTCAGTGTGACCGGTCCTATGCCTGATTCTAGATTGCCTGCCCCACCATTGGCTCCATCGCCGGCCACTGCAGAAAGTTTTACCCAAGACCGATCTTCAGCATTGGTGGTGCCTGTGGTAACCAGTACTCCGTTTAAAAATTCTCTTGTGTCTGGTGATACAAATTTAACCAATGCGCCTGCTTGAGCATATTTCAAATTAGATGTGGCAAAATCTCCCAGTACTAAAGGACCGCCTGCTGTGAAATAACCTGTGTTGGTGTTGGTGCCTGTGGTAGTACTGACCCAGCTCGCTGACAGAGCTGATAGATCTTTTGTGCCATATTTTAAATAATAAAATTGTCTTGAGTATGATTCTTTTAATTTTGATTCTACCGAACTATTAATGGTATTCAAAATATCATTTTTATTTGAGAACGTAAATGTGAATGTAGGTTGAGATTCTTCTCTGTAGATAATACCGTCATCTGCATACACAGAAACATTTGAGTATGCTCCTGTAGGATCTACAATATCTTTGGCTCGTGAAATGCCTGATGCTGTTCTGTTTACAGATTTAATTTTTACAATCTCTTGTGACGCTGACAGAGGTACCACGTTGTAGTCTTCTGCAGTGATCATTCTGTTCTGTGAATAATATGTCTGTGGTGCTTTCTCTTGAATAGATGCGTTGGACTCTGTTGCCGCGGCATTGTACACTGATTGTTTAAGACTTGCTGTCACAGTTAATATCTGAGCGCCTCCGTTGATGTCAACATACGGAATATTAAATTGAATTCCCTGCATATCATTGGGCTGTATTGCATATTTTGCATTATCGCTGACTCTATGATACACTCTAAAAGAACCTGCAGGAATGTTAGAAAAATTACCATCCCCAAACACAAGATCGATTGCATCATTATTTTTTGTTACTACATTGTAGATGTTTCTTACGTTCTTTGAAAGGCTGTTGTAGATGGTGTTGTTGCCTACGATGTCTGGAACCTGTGTCCAAGTATTTTGAATTTGGCCAAAATCGTCCAATCCGTACAACCAAACATCGGTGTCATTCACATCGTTTACATTAATGTTCTGCACATAGTTTGTAGTTGATTGAGTCACTGAAAAATCTGTAGAGGTTAATGATCCTTGTTTTGTTAAAAAAAAGAAACCGGTGTTGTTGCTGGAATCTCCGGAGCCATCTGTTCTGTAAAGATATGTAAATCCGCCTCCAGGTATTGGTGTTCTCTCATAGATAGAATCACTGCTAGATATAGTTGCTGGTATTACCTCAAAATTTCTTTGTACACCACTCACTGCTCTTGAATATTTAAAGATAGGCAAATCTGTATTGGAGCTGTTTACTGTATATGTTTCTGTTTTTATGCCTCCGATGTTATCAGACTCCAACGGCTTTCCAAATTGTTGTCCATCAAAGCCAGCGGCATTTAAAATTTTTATAAATTGTTCTCTGTAATTGGAATTTGTGGCATCATTCCACACCACTGATACGTTAGATAAATTTTGCCCTGAACTGTCTGTGACATTCTGTGTCGTTGAAACAGAATCTAATTTTAATAATCCTGTGGCTGTTTTATTCCTTTTAACATTATAGTTGATCAATCGAGCCAGTCGTAGAATTGAGTTCCTTCTGGAAGCAGTTTCTAAGAAATTTTCTCGAGCATTTAGATCCACCCTGAAAGAAAGTGATTGTGCCACGTAAGCAATAAGATCGATTAAAGCCACATATTCAGAAGATTCTACAAAGTCGTTGAAATCGTCTGGATAGTTCTCGCGAAGATACGCCACCATGGTTCTTCTGAGTGTCTCAAAGTCGTAGGATTTGAAATCAGCCTGCTGGAAAGCAGTGTAGATTTTGCGCCAATCCTCGGCGACTAATAATCGGTTTTGTCTATCTGTAGTGGCCATACATTAATGTACGAGTATTTATTGTTTGTATAAACTGCGTATATTAAGACAGGCCTAGAGAACTGTTCTCATCGAACCCAAAAATTAATTTTTCGGTGATATTGTAGGGTTTATAGGTCAGATCCACCTGCACGGAGATGCCGTAATCTGATTGACTCACTGTAATGTTGTCTGAAGACAGCCTAGGATCTGCATTAACGTTGGCAGTGATGTCATCTAGTATGGCTTGTTTTAAGTCATCTGTGAGTGGTTCAAACAGTACATCATATATGATAGTACCAAAATCGGGATTCTCTAATCTTTCGCCTTTTCTAATGCTTAAACGATTGATTAGATTCTGTTTGAGCAGTTGGAAATCGTACAATTTATAATTGTTGTTGTCAGCACGAGAACTAAACCCTTTAAATGCTCTTGATGTCGTTGTTACTGCTGTTTTGCCTGTGTTGTTGTCTACCATCCAAATATTTTTCCTATATTTTTCACTGTGGAACTAATTGTTTTTCCAACAGTACTTACCAGTGACACAGTCTGTGTCACTGAGGTTACCTTGCCTCCCACAATATTTTTATATGTGTCTGTGACCTGCGTTGCTGTCCCTGGTATGTTCTGAGATAGATTACCCACCATGGTGGATGGGTTTGTAATATTTTGTATGGTTTGATTAACAATGTCTTTTACTGCTGTTGATGTTGGATTGATACCTATGTCAGCGGGAATTTTATAAGATGTATTATAGTTCTTTGAGAACGACTCTGCTATCGATCTAATCTTTGAGGATGTGGTAGCACCTTGCGATGTAATTTCATATTCTAGGTCGGCCTGATACTGGGCGGCTTGAACAGAGTTGATAGGACTTTGTCTGTTCTGATGAGCTATATATTCTGCTGTGCCAGGTATTCTGTCATTTGTACTCGGTCTGAAACCTTTAAGTTTATTTTCCTTATCATAGTGATTATAAAAAGGTTCGTGTGTGGGCATTCGTGCAACTGTGGTAATGTTGCCTTGTGGATTGATTGTAAGCAACTGCGACTTTTTAAATTTTGGATCCACATCAGGTACATATCGTCTCACTGTGGGTTGATAGGTAGCGACTATGTTTGGATCGATTGATACACTATTGAAATGCACCTGACTGCCTGTGAGATCGTGTCTGCCACTGGTATGATGCGTTTGTCCTGACGCGGCATATGAAACTATCTGGCCTCCAACTGCTTTAGAACTGATTGATCCACTGACTGTCTGCGTTTTAATATCCTTATATGCATACTGTTGAATAGAACCATTTAGGGTGTCAACTATGATATCGCTTTCACTGGATATTTTAATATCTTTTTTGGCAAACATATTAATGCCAGCATCGCTGTGGAAATTCATGTCTCCTGCCGACCTAATGTTCACTCCGCCCACTCCTGCATAGACATCAATAGATCCATTAGATGAGAATTCCATCCAGGCATTGCCTGTACCGTTGGCAATATACACCACACCTGCAGAATCATTCAATAGAATTTGATGTCCTGATGCTGATCGTAATCGAACGAGTTGGTTGTCACCGTTTGCGTCTCCGTCGTCCATCACAAAAGATTGCCCGGTTAATCTATCTACAATGTCTTTAAAATTACTATCAGTTCCTCCTAATGGCAAAGATTTACTTCTTGGGTTTTTTCTACCTGGTGTACTGATTCCATAAACCTGACTAGGAGATTCTCTACGAGCCGAGCTGGTGGTTGTACCTCTAACTGTGTCTTGTATTAATCCTTCCTGCCTAAGAGTTTCAGCAAATGGATGGATGGGTTGTTTGATTGATCCCGATGATTCAGATAATATTCTTCTGTTTACTTCTCCTGCGGGTAGATTATCTGTGCCATAAATCTGTTGTTTGGTTTGATCAAGATCTCCGCCTGATGTTGTCGCTCCTGTGTTGGTCGAGGCGCCAATGCCTGGTGTCATATGATTGACATACGGTTCTGGAATACAGCCCATCCAATAGGCCTGATTGGCATCGCCTTCCACAAATATTACCATAACTTTAGTGCCTATGTCTGGTGGTACCATCCACATTCCATATGAATGTTGAGACCCTTCGTACTCGTTGGCATTATCTCTGTTTAGATATCTGTTGGTTTTGGTTCCCCAAAATGGTGTCATATATCGACAAACAATTTCTTGTGATTGCGTGCCTAGTTCTGATCCTGTTATGCTGGGTATATTAACAGTTAGTCGACCCATTCTGCTGGGGTCTCTGTTATTAAGAACGTGACCCACATATGGACCAGAATTTTTTTGTACATATTTTTGAAACTCTGTGTTTGGTTTTGATATTGAACCGTCAATGAATCCTGTGTTTGTTCCCATACTATTGTTTATGCTCCATTCCCACCAAAGGGATTATTGTTAGAAAGTGCTTGGGCTTTTTTTATCTTTTGTTTTACCCAATTTAAAATGTTATCTAAAAATCCGTTACTGCCGTCATCAAGGAAGTCTGTGAAATCTTCTGCGGGGATGATTCCCAAGTACGTGTCATTTGTTTTCTCCCCTGTTGCTTTGGTAACTTTGTTTCCTTGGTTTTTCAACCTGATCAACCGTAATTGCTGAGTGAACGTTCCTCCATCGAATTTGTTTTCTATAGTTACAACTCTGTATAGACCATTGAATACCACCTGGTCTCCTTGGTCGAACTTATACAGTCCTGTGTTTAAATCTATATCAACGGGTGATTTGAAATTAATCATAACGAACGGCTCAGCCAGGTTTAGATTGTACGACTGCGTCCTCACATCGTATGCTTCTCCGGTTCCCAATTTGGTTTTTGAAGCATTGACGTTCTGATAAACTCCTCCCTCTAAATTTTTGGGTTTTTCCATTATGTTAAACTGGTTGGCACTCAGATAGATCGGGTCACCTCTAATTTCCATGTCTATGGCAACCATGTCTGCGCCTGGATTGCTGAAAGAATCTAAAAACGAATCATACGCTTCATTTGCTCCATACAATCCCACATTGGTGGTTTTTCCTCCTCCGGGATAGGCCATCAACGGTAGATTCACTTCCACTTGACCGTCTCTGCTGTACAGCACAGAGCTGTTGGAAAGATTGTTGACAGGCTGATCTGTTCGATTCTGTTGCTGTTGTAACCCTTTGTATTTAGAAGCGTAATAAGCAATATTGTAGTTGATGTCCAATGACAGTACTTCTGTGTTTTGTCCTGTGAATATATAATCGTAACGTTTTCTTGCCATGAATTGACGGGTGTTTTCTAAAAACTCTTTTATGTTTGCTGACAGCCCTGGTTGTGCAAAATTTAAAATGTGTATTTTGTATGGCTCTATGTGGTAGTGCATCAACGCTGTGTGTTTTTTGGTTATATTATCCACGGGGCCTGTCGTATGATGTATAGAGCTGTTTATTTTAAAAAAGTTCACATAGAACCTGTCTTCGTTCTCTTTGAGGAATTGTTCACGCTGTTCAGGAGTTTTTAGATCAGATATCTGGTTAGCCAGGTCTCCGTTGGCTTTTTCCGTCCACTGTTTGTAAAAAGAATCCATGTCACTAAACGGGTCAACCACTTTCATTACCTGAGACAGTATTGCATGAATTCCTGTGCCTTTGGCAAATTGTCCAACCGGTGTTTTGGACTGATCTTTTTGAAAACTCTTTGCTTGAGTGTTTTGATCAATTGTCGACGGATTATTGGTATCTTGCATCAATATTGTTTCTTGTGTTTGCTTATCAGCAAACTCCTTGTCTAACTTGGGATCACAGGTGACAACATATTGATCTGCTCTTTCAAAAAATTTACCTTTTTGCTCTTCGCTGGTCTGTTCATTTAATTTTTTAGTGAAATCCTTACAGAAAGAAGATAATGTTCCTTCGGTGTTGACTGTGAATTGTGCTCTGGTGTAATTTAATCTATCAACGAATGCAAATTCAGACGTGGGTATTGCTCTGATCGTGTACACCGATCCGCCACCGGTCACATTCACAGCCACTTTTATAAATTTAATAGGTATTTTTCTAACATAGCTGTCCCCGGTTGAGAGAGACTCTCCATTTTCGTCAAATCCTCTGTAGTCTATGGTTAACAGGAAAGGTGCATCCACATGATCTAAAAAACCCGAATTGTATGCGGCGGCTCTAATACTCTGAATGAAACTTAACCCTAGCGGTTCAATTATTTCCATGTCTATTGTGGTCACAGATGTCATCATTCGGTCATTGCTGGCCGAAGGCAGTGTTTTAATGTTGACACTCTGAAAATAAAAATCAAAGCCACGATTTAAAATGTTTCTAACGTCGGCCATCGCTTTGTCCAGACCTGCTTGTGTTTCTCTGACTGTATCTAATGTCTTGTCTGACGGAGCATCTCCGGTGTCTACTGCGCCGCCCACTGTTACTTTAAATGAGGCATTTTCTTTTGCGTTGGGGTCTCCAATACCGCCCGAACGTGCAATTATATTCTGTGGTTTATAACTGGTATCCCAGTATGAAAGTGTTTCTAATTCTAATCTAGTCAATGCACTCAATGTGAATATCGTGTTGAATGATGCAAACTTATTCAACGGGTTTGGCTGGGTGGTGTCTAAATTTTGAACATCAGACTTTTCGTCGGTTTTGGTCTTGCCTTTATAGGCATCGTTATTCTTATTCATATTAAATTCCTAGATCGTTTTTGAGACTTGATAACTTGGGCAGTTGTATCACTCTGCCAGGTTCAAAATCATAGACAGGATCTTCAATGACATCTGGATTCCTCTGAGCAAACACCCACCATAGTCGAGGAGTGCCGTACAAGTCATACGCTAGAAGGTCTGGACGATAGGCATAGGTTCTGTTAATGGTGTATGAGATGTCGCTGTCAAATGCTGTTATTGTTCTTGGTTTTAAAAAATCCAAACTGATAGTATTTTCGGGGGTGGTAAAATACGGCGATGTGTTGGAATATTGAGCCATTAGATGAATTCAAATCCTTTGTTGGTGGACTCCCCGTTGACAAACTTCTGCATGCTGAAATCTTTCATTGCAGATCTTGAATACACTGGTTGTAACTGTATATTGAACATACTCATTGCAGGAGCCCAGGATGTCGGAAGTGATGAGTTTGGGTCTACTTCCCCTGCGGCAAATTCTTCGTCTGGTCCTCTGACGTTGGCAAATGCTGGATCTTGTCCTTGTTTGGTGCAAATGTAATCCACGCTGTTGGTCAACTCCACTGAGAAATTGGTCACAACCACTGGCACGTTGTTAAACACGTTATCACCGTATGCATTAAATTTTAATATTGGTGGCGGATTCCCTTTCAACCCTGTGCCGTCATCTTGACCAAAGAACATTTTGGTCACTGCTCTCAGGAAATGCAGTGTGGCTATCCAATGACGAGCATCTGACTGATTTTGTACTGGAAAATCTCCTACCACTGTGAAACTAGAAACTTCTGAATGTTGGTAGGCATAGAAAGGATGATTGTTGTGTGTCGTTGCCAATGGATTGTAACTGGCCTGATGCTGTAGGATAATAGACGGTGTTAGAGGAAATACTATACCTCCTGTTTCACTCAACGGTTTTAACAGATCGCCTGTAAAAAATGTAGGTCGTAGATCGCTGGCCGCCGGTAATGTTAATTTCACTCGAAAATCTGAGACATCAGTTCTACTGCTCCAGCGAGCTTGGCCGGCTGTGTTTAGAGGTGATTCTGCTCCTTTGTTTAATCCTGCACTAAACAATCGTCCTAGTGTTTTATTAATCACACTGCCGCCTGCTTTACCTAGTGTATCTATCAGTGTCATTTGTTCCTGGTTGCTTTCCCGTTAAAATTTGTGTATACTTAAACAATATTTATAGGCATTTTAATAGGCGCACTTTATTCACTTACGACACGGTTTTTACACAGTAATTAATTAGGAGAAACAAATGGCTAAACGAGTAAATTATTTAAACAACAAGGATCTACTAGCAGAGATCCACAAGAGCAAGAACAGCTATTGTTCATATGTGAGCGAAGAAGACGCACAATACGATTACATCGTTACAGATGTTAAGAAAATTAATGCTACCGCAGTGGCTCAAGCTAGAAAATTAAAAGCCAAGAGATTAACACAGGAAGCATGGGAGGCCGCAAAAGCATCAGGCAACAAACGTCAAAAGATGAGTGACTTCACTGTGTCAGCTCGTAAAATTGAAAAAACTGATCTAGTATTTCGAGTCATGATGTTTGATCATGTGCCCACTGACAATGAAAGAAAGAAGAATCCAAAAACTGTTGCAGACCATCATACAAAATGTAATTTTCCTCCGTTCCAGCACTACAGAATTAACGAAAAAAATGAAAATGTTTGCGTGGGTAAAAGTCACTGGACAGGTGGCATGAAGAACGGTCACTTCTCTGTGGATCACGGCAAGATGACGAACAAGCTCGCACTCATGTACATGAAACTGTGTGAGAGATACGGCACTCGAAGCAACTGGAGAGGTTACACCTACAATGACGAAATGCAATCACAGGCACTGATGCAACTGTCACAGATAGGTCTACAGTTTGATGAATCCAAATCAGACAATCCGTTTGCCTACTACACTGCGGCCATCACCAACTCATTCACTCGTATCCTGAACATTGAGAAAAAGAATCAAAACATCAGAGATGATATCATGGAAATGAACGGTATGTTGCCCTCTTACACTCGACAGAATAAAAACGAGGAACAGGCCAAAGCGGAAGGAGTGGACCGACGTAACAAATTAAAAAAAATAGTCATTGAAAAATCACACTACATCGACAGAAAAGGCGAAAAGGTCGAAAGAACCATTGCAGTTGCACCTGTTAAAGTGTACACTAAGAAAGCCATAAAAGAGCTGAACCGAACACTGAAGAAAGACGGTTCAGTAACTGCTGAAGATTTTGAAAAGGTAAAATAACAAATGCCAATGTTTAAGAAAGCGGCGTGCTTCACTGACATCCATTTTGGATTGAAAGGCAATTCGCGAGTACACAATGACGATTCGGAGTTGTTTATCACTTGGTTTATTGAACAGGCCAAAAAGGACGGCTGTGAAACCTGCATATTTCTAGGCGATTGGCATCATCATAGATCTTCTGTGAACGTTTCCACAATGAACTACACAGTTTCCAACATGGAACGACTGGGCAAAGCATTTGACAATGTGTATGTGCTGATGGGCAATCACGATCTATTCTACAGAGAAAAAAGAGAAATCAACTCTATGGAATTTGTGAGATACATTCCTAATGTGCATATCGTCAACGAATGGATGCTGATGGACGACGTGGCACTGATCCCATGGTTGGAGCCAGACGAATATAAGAAAATTCCAGACCTAAAACAGAAATATATTTTTGGACACTTTGAATTGCCTTATTTTAAAATGAATGCCATGGTGGATATGCCGGATGTGGGACAGATCAAAGCAGAACATTTTGTTAATCAAGAGTATGTGTTCACAGGACACTTCCACAAACGTCAAATTCGAAAAAATATTCATTACATGGGCAATGCATTTCCACACAACTATGCAGATGCCGGCGATGATGCTCGAGGTATGATGATCCTGGAGTGGGGTGGCAAACCCAAATACATCGATTGGCCAGATATGCCAGTGTATCGTCATTATAAAATTTCACAACTGTTGGAAAACGCAGACAACCTGTTGCAGGAAAAAATGTATGTGCGAGTGGGATTGGACATAAAGATATCCTACGAAGAAGCAAATTTTATTCGAGAAACGTTCATGGAAAAATACAAATTGAGAGAGTTACAACTGATCCCCGAACAACTGGATGCCGCGGAACAGCCCCGGGTGACCATTGAAAAATTTGATTCCGTGGATCAGATCGTGATCAAACAATTGGAAGGCGTGGATTCCAAGACCTACGACAAACAAATATTAATGGCAATATATAATAATTTAGATGTTAACAATTAAAACTTTATCAGTAAAAAACTTCCTATCTGTGGGCAATCAAACCCAAGCCATCAACTTTGAAGGTAAAAACCTTGTGCTGGTCATAGGGGAGAACATGGACCTGGGTGGTGATGACGCAGGTGCTCGAAATGGCACAGGTAAAACCACCATTATAAATGCAATCAGTTATGCATTCTTTGGTGATGCACTCACCAACATACGTAAAGATAATCTTGTGAACAAAACCAATGCCAAAGACATGGTGGTTGGTATAGAATTTGAAAAGAACGGCATACAATACAAAATAGAACGAGGCAGAAAGCCCCAGGTGCTGAGATTTTATGCAGACGACATCGAGCAGGAGAGCAACGAAGCTCAAGGAGAGAACAGAGAAACACAACAAGAAATTAACAAGTTGTTAGGCATGACTCATTCCATGTTCAAGAACATAATGGCGCTGAACACGTATTCTCAACCATTCTTGAGCACTAAACAATCAGAACAGCGAGAGATCATAGAACAGTTGTTGGGTATTACCATTCTAAGTCAGAAATCAGACCTACTAAAAGAACAAATGAAAGCCACCAAAGAAGAAGCTGTGGCAGAAAAACTTAAATTAGATTCTATTATAAACTCCAATGAAAAAATAGAAGAGTCGATTAAAAATTTAAAATTGAGGAACTCTGCGTGGCAGACACAACAGCGACAGGACGTAGAAAAATTTAAAAGTGCTATAGAAGATCTAGAACGAGTGGACATTGAACAGGAATTGTCTGCACACAAACAGATACAAAAAAAGCAGGAAGACATGACGGCACTGCGAAGTCTTCAAAAAGAAAAAGCCTATCACGAAGACAGCCTGACCAAAACCACTCGACAGATCAGTCTAAAGAACAAAGACATCGAATATGCCGAAGATGCTCGTTGTCCAACCTGTGAGCAGGCTCTGCATGATGAGAAACATCAACAGCTATTAACAAAATTACAAAAAGATCTTGCAGAACTACAGCAGGACGATGACAAATTAAACACAGAATTAAAGACCATCAATGAAAACATTGAGAACATTGGTGACATTGGCAGTTTACCAGACACGTACTATGACGACATAGATGATGCGTACAACCACAAAGGATCCGTGGCAGATCTGAAACGACAATCAGAACAGACCAAGAAAAAAGACAATCCTTATCAGGAACAGATCAAAGAGTTGACCGAAACGGCCATACAGAAAGTGGATTACGAAAAGGTCAACGAGCTAGAGGATCTGTATCGACATCAAGAGTTCCTGTACAAACTGTTGACAGCAAAGGATTCTTTCATACGGACCAGAATCATAGAACAGAATTTGACATACCTAAATCAAAGACTGGCTTGGTATCTCGGACAGGTCAAACTGCCGCACACTGTGGTGTTCCAACCAGATCTCTCTGTACAGATAGAAGAGCTGGGCAGGGAATTGGACTTTGACAACTTGAGCAGGGGTGAAAGGAACAGACTGATCCTGAGCCTGAGTTGGGCGTTCAGAGATGTTTGGGAAGGGCTGTATCAACAGATCAATCTACTGTTCATCGATGAGTTGATAGACGCTGGCATGGACGCCTCTGGTGTGGAATCTGCAATGGCGGTGCTCAAAGACATGGCACGAACACAGCAGAAAAACATATTCTTGATATCACACAAGGACGAATTGGTAAGCAGGGTGAATAGTGTGCTGAAAGTGGTAAAGGTAAATGGCTTCACATCATACAGTACAGATTTAGAATTCAATAATATCGTATAAATACATCGTATAAATACCAAGTAAATTCAAGAGATACTATTATGTTTTTAAAAAATTCTTTTTCTAAAAAATATTTTGATATTATTAAAAATAATGAAATAGTTGATATAGAATCTGTTTATTGTGAAAGGCATCACATTATACCAAAATCGTTGGGCGGCTCTAATAAAAAAGAAAATACTGTATATATTACTGCTAAAGATCATTTTAGATGTCATAAACTATTAGTTAATTTTACCAAAGGTGCTGATAAAGGAAAAATGTGGAGTGCATTATGGAGAATGATGAATAAACAAAGTTATAATCAATTAAGAAATTATAATTTTACAGAAAAAGATTATGAAATATCTAGAATCAAACACGCATTAGCACATTCTAAACGTATGAGTGGTGAAAAAAATCCATTTTTTGGAAAACAGCATACAGACGAAACTAAACAAAAAATGTCAAAAAGAAAAAAAGGGAAATCTTACGAAGAAATTTATGGAAAAGAACTTGCTGATAAGATGAGAGAACGTCGAAAAATTGAGGCAACAGGAAAAAAACTTAGTGATGTTACCAAAGAAAAAATTAGACAGAAAAAATTAGGCAGATCTAGAGATCCTTTATTAATGAAAGCTATAGGAGAAAAACTTTGTGGTCGAAAACAATCTAAAGAAACTTTAGAAAAAAAAAGAATAAGCAGAGAAGCAAATAAAAAAAAATGTGGGCATTGTGGGAAAATACTGGTATCTTTCAATTATACTAGATGGCACGGTGTTAATTGTAAATTTAAGAATCGTATTACCAACTACGCCAATGATGTGGACATAATTGTATGACGACTCTGATAACTGGTGGTAACGGATTCTTAGCAAATAGTTTAAAACAGTACATCGACGGAGATTATTATGGAAAAGACATGCTGGATATCACAAGTAGAAATTGTGTACGTAATCTACCAACATATGACGTGCTGATACACACAGCAACAGGCAACGGTAATATTAAACTCAACAACAATCTGCCTTTACTTTTTTCCAAAGCAAAAAAAATATTCGTGTTCACAAGCAAACAAGGAACATTCATGAATTGGAAAAAAACAGGACCAATTGATTACGGATTAGAGAAGTTGAATTTAAACTTCATCGTGTACAGGCACAATATGGAACACCACAACGCACAGATATTTGAACCAGGGCATATGGAAACAGTAGATCAATACAACAATATTGCTAAAAAAATCAGTGACCTCTATATAGACTGGAAGTTTGAAAAGAACATGATTTACGATCTATCAGCCGATAGATACCTTGCTTACCGATACCTAACGTATATACTTTTTCTACCATTTTGTTTCACTGGATACTCCAGTCCGTGGAAAGTCTTACCATTCAACAACATGGCGTAGCCACAATCATTTTTAAAGTTAAAAGTCTTAAATGGTTTATTATCACTGTGATATAACACAGTTCCTGGCTGTTCCTCTCCTAGATATATTTGTAACGATAGTTTTATAGAGTCATTGTCCACATGTGGTGATAAGAAATAATCCTTGTTGTCTACCCAGTAGTCGGCACCGGAGAATTTTAATTTTGTAGAAAATTGTTCTTGCAGTGCATTGGTTATGTTCTTGTTCATGAAAAAGATGTGTAACTGTTTTGAGAAAAGTTCATTGTACGATATCCTCTTCCTGGGAAGGTGTGCTTGATCATCTAATTGGTCAAAAATAACATCATCAAAATTCAAATCAAAAGTATCAGTATTACCAAAGAAACTGTGGTAATGTTGATAAACATGATTATATTCCTTCTGCACCTTTGTGTTTTTTATTGACAGAACCACATCTTGTGTGTTTAAATTAAACATATGTTAATTAATTATACAGTTAATTAACTAACGTAAACAAAGGAGACAACAATGTCACAAACACATGAATCAATCATAGCCGCGGTTCAGACCTATTCTGAAGAGAACTCTAAGTTCACTGAAAAAGGTGTCAAGGCATCTGCAACTCGAGCAAGAAAAGCTCTGGCAGAACTTGGCAAATTGATCAAAGCAAGAAGAAAAGAGATTCAAGAAACTAAGAACGCAGAAAAAGCGGCTTCTTAATTTTTTAATTTTGGATATCCAAAAGCCCGTGTAGCAGTATGCGGGCTTTTTTATTTTAAAGAATTCAAATATTCTTTGATAAAATTAGGCAATCTATCAAATTGTGCCAATCTTTCAGCGTCCCAATCAGTGTTGACCAATCTATTATAATTGTGTTCTATCACTCGTTGATTTTGGTCGTATAATTCTTTCACTCGTTCCCTGTCTTTGAAAATATGCTCATTGTCTTCCAACAGAGACTTCCATCGTAGCACAGGATTATTAATACCGTCACTCTTTAAATCAAATCCCATATAGGGTAAGAATCCTAATAACTCCACACCGGTTTTGTTGCTGTTTTTTTCACACAGCATAAACGGAACAGTTTTACACAGTATTGTATCAAAATATTTCTCATCGTCTTTGTCTTTTAACCAATCTGTGTTTGGGAAAGTTGTTACAAAATTTATGTAAGAGTCACTTAATAGTGCTATCTGTTTTTCGTTAAACTCGGGTTGAGTCAAATAATTTTTAAATATTCTTCGTTCCTCGAACTCGTTGGGTAATTGCATTGGTATATTGAGACATTGACCAATCTGATATTCATAGTCTTTACTGACATTATACGAGATTGCTGGAAAATAGAAATCATATCCTTTGTCCTGCCCTTCTTTGATCAGGATGTATCTGTTCAATCTCACGGTTGCCGTGGAAGAATAAATGTTGTTTTTTCTTTCACGTTGTACAGGTGATGGTAATAATGTTTTATTAATCAATGACATGTTTAACATTGTCAAATTATAATACAGGTTATACTGATAATAATGTATCTTTACATTAATGAATTTTTTCTGGCAGTAATGAAAAAACTCTGTGAGATCTCCTATTAAACACACAATGTTGATCTCTTTTAATTTTTCTAATTTTTCTTGTTCAAACTCCATCCAAATGCTGGGCTTCCATTCCAGGCTATCCCCGATCAAGCACAGTGAATTGCTGTTACAATTATCTTCAAAGAACAAATTAAGTGTTTCGATATCGTGCTCTATCATACCACCACCTGTGGTATTGAAATCTAACGAATTATCAAAAAAGATGTTCTGTTGTTTAATCATAGTAGTGTTGTTCCACTCGAAGATCCAGATGTCCTCCTAGTGCCCAGGCTCGCTCCACAGCACACTGATAGTGCTGTTGATCTTCATAGGTGTAAAACCACACCTCTTTGACCAATAATTGATCCGACTCTTGCAGACTCCATTCTATTTTAGGTAGTCGCCCGGATTCCGCGGGTATGAAAACACTGTTGATGTTTTTAACAGCATCTGTTATATTTAAAAAAGCAACATAATTAAATTTTTCACACGGGTTGGCCATTTTTTTAACCTGATAACAATCATCATTATACTGACGCATTTCTTCCAAGGAACAGTCAAACATCTTGTAGCCGTATTTTTTATAAGTTTCAGGCAACACTGTTTTCATGCATTCCCCCCATTACCCGCGGGTGTGTTGGGATATCGTAATAACCACAGTGTCCAGTGCTTGTCAGACATGACAGTTTCCACTGTCACGTTCTCATCCTTGTCAAATTTAATAGTCAATCGTTTGCGATCGTACAGCTCTTTGATGTGTGGGAAACGTTGTACCCAGGCCTCGAAACGGATCTGCAGATCCATGTCATCCATTCTATGGTAGGCAGGCATTGTGCCCAGCAAGCGAGTCTTCATCGTTGTATGTCCTCGTTGATAATAAGAGAACCGTGTACTCGTACTCGAATGTGTCCGTTGTAGTACTGATCGGACTCCAACACTCTGCGTGAGAACTGTTCTCGGGCTTCCACATAATTGCATTCTGCTTTGCTTCGGCAGTAATAAAGTATCTCTCTTCGGAATTGGTCTCTGCCCAATCGTTCAATGTCCTTTGAGAGTGCATCACTTGACCCATAGTAGTCTGCCCAGTCACTTGCGACAGCCCCGCGAATTTTTTTGCGTACTTTTTTTCCGTTTTTTTGCGTGTGCATTCGGTATCGCGTGGTTTTGAATCGGGCCAGCTTCTTGCCTATGTACATCCTGCCTGACTCTGTGTTGGTAATAAGATACACAATGCCTGCACAGTCCTCTGGCAACTCAGTGACCGGCTCGTTTTGGTAGATCCATTGCATGTTGGTATTTAAACTCAAGATCATATGGAGGAATTTCTTTTGATGTTATATACACACGATGGGCAACCTTATCCATCCAACAGGCACAAACCACAATTTCAAACAGGCACATATAGCATCTTCGCAGTG